TTTATGCTTAGCTTCAATATTAATATCTTTCATCTTGTCTTTAACATTTCCAAAAATATAATAAAGAAACCTTAAAAATAAAATAAAAGCTAGAAACCCTGCCATTATTGAAATAAAAGTGTATAAATCCATTTTAATCCTTTTTTTAGCTTTCTAATATTTTTAGTATTCTCTCAAATCTTTTCTGTCTGTCAGCTAAACCATTGTAACCGCCGTTTATGAGTTTAGTTACCGTTTTCACATCTCCTAATTTAGCATATAATCCGCATTCCTTTTCTCTCCAAAAAAGTAATGCTATTTCTATTGCTGTGTTAGGTTCTTTTGCTAAATCAGGATTATTAACTAAATCAATATTTAATTTTTTTCCGTAGCAGTTATAATTATTTTTTCCTGTAAGCTGAATAATTCCTCTTCCTCTGAATTTGTAGCCTTCATCTTTATTATTTCCCAAGTCTTTGCGTCCGCCATAAACAAAATTGGCAATTGCTTCAGCACCTTGAGAACATAATTCTTTGGCTTTATCTAAAGTCCCGACTCTTTTTTTGAACACTTGAAATAATCTTTCAGGCTTATAATTAAAACTCTCTTCAAGTCTTTTATAATCATTGCTTTCATGTGTAGTCTGTGCTAAAAACATTGCTTTTTCATTTATGTCCGTAACAGCATATTTATTAAAAGCATTGTTTAGAGGCTCTAACCATTTTTCATCTATTCCAATTTCTAATAATTTATTTTTAGTAAGCATAAAAAACTCCTTAACTTTGTTTTGGATACTTTTAATTATTGCTATGCTCAAACTCGCCTTTAAGAAGCTAGATAATAAATTATCTAGCTGGCGTTTTCGCTATACTTATTTAATTTTGCTTTGGATACTCTTCTTTTATGGCCTGCTTTTTAGTTTCAATACTTTTCCATATTTCTAATTCACTTTCAGACATCTCATTTCTATGATTTTCAAAATACGTGCTCATAAAGTCAAGCAATAAATTATCAGTTTCATTTTTATAACTAGCTTGTCTTTTCTCATTTTGTATACTGTTGTATTCTTCTTTAGTTATTAAACCGTCATTTAGTTTTTCTTCTGCTGTTTTTTCAACTATTTCATCACCTACAACTTTTTGAGATTTCTCTAAAGTTACTATATTATCATTAATTAAAACTTCATTTTCTTTTAATATTATTAAGCCTCTATCAATAGCTTCTTTATTTGATAAAACTTGATTCTCAACTACACGGTTTAGATTTAAACCTTTGAAGTGATAATTTTTTTGCTGTTCTATTCTATAATTAGGTTTATAAATTTTTTGCTTTTTAATTTTTTCTATATCATTAGTTTCATACATTTCCACTATAATATTATTTTCATCTATTAAAATATATTTCATATTACCTTCCTATATAATTAAACTGTCAGTTGTTTTTGTGTATTCAAAATAAATATAAGGATTAATCCATTGTCCATGACCATGTGAGCTACTAATATAAATAGACAACTCCTTCTTTGTATTATCAAAAGCTAATGTGTAAACTTCTATACCATAATTTGTAATATCTACTACTTGCTGATGAGATGTTATTTTGCCACCTAAATATCCGCTTGTACTTCCTGCGATTTTATTTAATGTTATAACTTTATCAACATAAGTCATATTTGATTTTAAAACATGATACCCATTTCCATAAGTCTTATTTAAATTGATAGCAATATAATATACTTTTTTTCTTCCGCCGCTGCTGTCTATATAATACCATCCGGCATAATGTTCTTCTCCGTCAGCGATTGTCAAAGTATCTATTTGAGTTTGTAAGTTATTAATTTCAGTGTTTAATTTTTCATTTAATTTAACTCCTAATTCCTGAACATTAGAAACCCCTAAACTAATAGAATCATCAAAAGATACTTCATCAGCTTTTAACTCTTTTATGAGTGTATGTAATGCTACTATAGCATTTTGTACATCTGAAGCACTAATACCAATAGAATCATCAAAAGCTATATCAGAAGCTGTTAATGCTTCTATTTTTCTTACCAACTCTTCCTTTAATACAGTATCAGCATCTCCATATAATTTTTGTATAGCTTTAAGCCATTGATTTACTTCTTTATCGCTAGGTGTAAGCCCTGCCGCTTTAATTAAATTATCATTTTCATCTCCAATCTGATTAAACACTGTAGCATTTAGTACAGTACCAAATATTCCAGCAGCAACATTCCTATCTATAAATCTGCCCTGAGGATCTGATCCTTGAGTATCAGGATTAAATATATTCATATATTCTCCTTAATTATTATTTTATTTATTTCTTATTTATTTCTTCTTTCAAAATATCATCAAAGTTTCCTGTTCTTGCTGTACCGGAAACTCCTATACCGCAAACTCCATATCTTCCATAATCAATATATCCTTCATTTTCTATAGCAAATCCGCATACAGCAGCACCGCATATAGCATCTCCGCATACAGAAAACTGTCCGTAATCTTCAACTACATCTACAAATAAATTCTTTACTATATAAGCAGGATATGTTTTTTCCAAAAAATCTACTAATTGTAATTCTTCATTTTGTGTATCAAGTTGACCTGAAATATCTACTTTTCTCCAAGTAATCCTATCAAATTTTACTTCTAATTTAGGATAACGAGCCTTTAATATATTTTCTAAATATGCTATATTGCTAGCACCATAGGCATTAGCATTAATAGCTATCAAATTTTTATTGCTTATATCATCTCCTGTATCAATTATTCCATACTGATTAAGCCATTCTTTTATAGTATCTTCTGCCGTATAAGGTATGCTTTCTCTCACAAATCCGTCAATGTATTTTTTTAATTTGGCAAACTCTAAACATATTATTTTAAATACCTTTCTTATATTTTCTCCAAAATTCCATAATTTACCTTTAGGAAGTAAGGATACTAATATAGAATAAAAAAAATCAGCTAAACTATTCATAAGTTACAGTCCCTAATTTTGCTAATTCACCTAATTTTAATGTATAAGGTATTGCCTCAGAAGGTTTTTCTTCTATACTCATATTAGTTATAACTAAATCTTTTATTTCAGCACTTGATAAAGCCATTGATATTAAAGTAGATGAACTTATAAGATTATCAGCATCTTCCTGATTAGTATATTGCTTAGGTCTTTTTTTTCTCAAATATGTATTCCAAACATCTTCCAATCTCTTTTTAGAAGCCTCTGAATAAGGCGATAAATTTCTTACTGTAATATTTATAGATAATTCTTCAGGTTTATAAACCTCAATAACACAAGGCGGACGTCTTACATCATCAGACACATAATTCAATACTTCTGTTATTTTTTCATCGCTTGGTATTCTGCTTCCTGTTTTTTCATCTGCTATAGGATAAACTTTCACAGGATCATTAACTTTCTGAACAGGTACAATCATAGCTCCAACTATTTCAGGAACTTCCAATGTCCAAAGTATAAAATCAGGAACAGCCCCTCCCTGAGGTCTAGTCTTTTCAAAAACTTCTATTCTATTTCTAAAAGATTCAATATCTTCATCATCTTCACCATTTTCAATAGTTTTTAAAACGACAGCAGAAGAATTAACATCTGCTATAGGACTTACAAAATCTAAAATATCATCAGGCTGTAAAACAGTAGAATCTCCTATAATGCTAGCAGCAGCTTCTACTTCTGCCTCACCTCCGACATCTAAATCTACTTTTATATTAGTCAGATAAATAAAATTATCCTTTATTAATTGAGTATTCTGAGGTATTGAAACGCCTGCTTTACCTGTAATTTTTATTAAAATTGTAGTATATGTACCTTTTTTTCTAAAAATACCATACTGCTGTCCTCTTAGTTCTAATGAAGCCAAATCAGCAGTAGCTGTAAAAATTTGTCTATATTGATAACGGGCATATTCGTATAAACTTCTAAAAACACCAGCTATGGCAATAAACAATATATTCCATACGCTTCTCTCAAGCATCACACTATCAGCTTTATTTGAATAAATTTCAGTATTAACAGAGGAAAGCATATTATTTTTTATTTCTTTTACAGTAGGTATTTGCTTCATACACTATACCTCCAATACATATCATCCTTAGTGCCATCTTTTTTGATAATAGATATACTATTATCATATTTCATATCATTAGTAATAACTGTTTTTATTTTTACTTCAGCAGCATAATTTTGTTCTACTAGATACTGTAAAGATTCAGTAAGTATAGATTCCATTTTTTTTCTGCCGCTTGAAGAAATCTCAGTAACTGTTTCTATGTCAGAACCGATTTTATTTTCATCTCCAATAATATAATTTCCCCACCAATCTTTTTCACTGAATATTGTAACATTAGCACTCATACCTAATGTAGGATCGCAGGCGAAAGAATTTGGTAAAATTATTATATCAGAACCATTTTCTGATATTTCTAATAAAATATCTCCAAAATTATATTTCGGTCTATTATCAGCCATCTAATAACCTTATTAATATTCTTATTAGAATTATGAATTAATTTTACGCTCCGAACAATGTATATAATTGACATAACATTTATTTATTTTTATAATTTTATAAAAAAGGAATAAATATGAAAAAAGAATTAAAAATAAGATTTTTAGAAATTGATTGTTGGAAATGTATGGAAAGCTATAATATATATTATCTTATATCAAATAATAAAAATATTTTAGAAGATAATAAACTTATATTTAATGAAAAAGTTATATCAAAAATAAAAGAATGGAATAAAAACAATAACAATATATTAAACTTTGGAGAAATAAAATTAAGGTATAGTAAAACTAGAGATGAAGAGTATATGTCTTTCGGATGTCCTAAATGTGATGCTATATGCGGAGATTGGTATTTAGATGAAGCCATAATAGATACAATGTATGATGATAAAGGATGTATTGATGATATAAAAATTGAAATAGATTTATAATATTATCCGCCTGTTTTTATTGTCTGAGTTTCACTATTTGAAATATCTAAATTAACTGTAGATAATGCTATAGAGGGAGATGTTTCTAAAACTGTAGGACTTGGAGGAGCTGTATAAGTATGAGTATGATTTTTTATTGCTGTCCATAATTGCTGTAAACCTAAATCAAGTTCAGCATAAGTAACAAAAGACTTATTTTCTCCGTTTAATTTTATTTTTTCACCCTCAAGTTCTATAATTCCGTCTTTTAATAATTTTATTTTTGCTTTTATCTGTCCGTTATCATCTGTAGAATAAACAGCACATTCTCCAGCTTTCAAAGATAAATCAGCAGTATCTTCAAAAGCTATTATTACTTTATAATTAGTATTTATCACAGACATATAGCCTTTTGAATTATTAATAGGCACAGAAGTAAAATTAGAAGGCTGTAATATTTGAACCTCAGATATAGTATTGCCTATGCTTTCTACTTTTACAAAAGGCTTATCCTTCTTCTTAAAAATATTAGAAACTAATTTAGCAAATATTCCCATAATTTTATCCTACATTAAAAGTATTTTCAGGACATAATTTTATAATAGAAAAATATCCGTGTTTAGAAGTATATATTAAACTCAATGTTTCTATTATATATCTTTTTCTTTCTAACAAAAACTTTTTAGGAAGTTCTAAAGATACTATTTTCCCTACATCTAAAATATTATTATTATCATCAAACCAGCTTTTATAATTTATAAATATTTGAGATGACAGCATCCTGTCATAGGCTCTATCTCTGCTTGCTATATTTTTTAATTCTTCTATAGTTTCACCTATACAATATTTAACATCTATCTTTGTTATATAATTATTAATATCAGAATCTTTTATATTATAAGATATATTTACATTTTCTATACTCTGACCATATCTTATATATTCACTTTTACGAACTTCGCCTCTTAAATGAATTTTAGCATCAAAAACATTATCAGTATTTAAAGTAAGAACAGGATTTGTATTTATACTAGATATATTTTTCCCTAATTCTATTTCTGAATTAAAATTAGTATTAATTAAAGGAACAAAACCATTTATAGAAGTTCTTGAAAGCTGCCTCATTATTTGATTAAAAAAACTTTCATTATGCATAAACTGCATATATGATAATTTTTTAGTATCTCCTATCTGCTGTTTAGTTTTTAAATTATGCTGTGAACAAACAGTATTTAAAACATGACCTATACTTACTTCTTTATAAATATAATCATTCATTTTTATAGAATCGTTACAAAAGCAAGATGATAAAGTTCTTCCTTGAAAAATATAATTATCTTTATTAGTGAGAGATTACCAATTTTCTATTATACCGTCAAATAAAAGAGTATTATTAAAATTGACATTACATTTTTGATATATAAATGAATTAAAAATATCATCTAAATTTTCACCATAAGGCATATTAATATTTATATTATTAGATATTGATTTTAAATCATAATTTAATTCTAGTGAATTAAAAGCTGCTATTTCTTTATTATTAATAGTTAGTTTAATCATTTATAATAATACAATACTCTCCCTTTATTCATCATAAGAATATCATTACCTGTAATATTATTATCAGAAATAAATTTATTTATAGTTTCATCATCTACATTATTATAAAGTTCAGAAACAATATCCAACATATTTCTATTTTTTTTTAATGTATATTCCATTTTTATTGGAAGTTCGCTTATATTCTGTATTAAATACTGCCTTGATAAATCAAAAGACTTTATTAATTCATTTTTAGCAGCTGTATTTATTACATATTCTTCTCCAGCCTTATAATTTTCTATAGGGTCAGCTCCAATGATTCCTTCTATAGTTTCAAGACTTGTTAATATTTTATTTTCATATTCTAATAATCTATTTTCAACATACAATGACTGTTCTTTGTCTTTTAATTCACCATAAGCAACACATACAGTCATTGAAGCACCTGACATTATCAAAAAAGATTCTTTTATTGCTTTCTCTGAATAATTAAAAGCATTATTTTCTATTATAGCATCTATTAATACAGCATATCCATTAACCTTATTAGCTATATTTAAAGATAATTGAGCAGGTATTTTTAATACTCTATTTATTGCTATAACAGCATCCAAAGGTTTAGTTATATAATCATTTAATGCCTGATTTATTTCATTTTGTATAATAGAAGATACATCATTAACTAAATTAGCAGCATTAATAATATTATTCATAACTTCGGTAAAAACATTCAAATCTTCTTTTAATATAAGAGCTTGATAATTAGTATTAGCATCAGGACAGCCGCCTAATCCTGAACATTGATTTTTATTAATATTCATTTTTATTATCCTTAATTTTGCTGAACAGCACCATTAATACCTGCTTGATTAGCTACCGACATTATATCTTTTTTACCATATACTTTTTCATAACATAAAGGACATATTTGCTCTAATAAACTTCTTATAGTTACAGAGTTTTGTCCCTCTACAGAATCTTTATTTAATCCTCCTTGAGGAGCTACTCCGTATCTGTCTACTACTACAAAAGTTACAGTAAGTTTTGCCATACCTATATCTTTAGAAAAACCTACAATTTCCTTTACATCAGTAACTACAACTTTTAATGGTTTAGGATATAATGGATGATTCAATATAGCAGGTTTTGCTTCTGTAGGCTTTTGTAATAATAATTCTCTAAATAAATAAGCCTGTTCATAGCAAGTAGCAGTTTCATCAACATCTTGAGCAGAATCAGGGTTATTTAATAATTTTTCTAATAATTCCTGACTTTCTAAAACACTTTTTTTATTATCAAAAAATAAAAAATTACATATTATTTTTGTAGCTTCTTTACCATTATCTTGAGCATAAGTAATATTATTTACTGTATCAATAGTAACTTTTCTCTTAAAAGAAAAATTACCTTCATCTATAATAAGACCTGTAATTTCTTTTAAATCTTTTCCATTACTATCTTTTCCTGCTTCGGGAGGCTGAAAAGAACATGGCTTTAATTTATCTAATATACTCATTGTAAAATAACTCCGTTAGGCAATTTTCCTACATTAGGCACAAAATAAGTTTCTGATTCTACTGAAGTATAAGGATCATTTGTATTTATAACATTATTATTATTTACAGAAATACTCATGCTATTTTTTAATTCTTCTTTTTCTTTTTGTTCTTCTTTTTTCTTTTCTTCCTGAAGTCCTGCTCTTCTATCAAGTTCTTTTTGTATGCCTTCAGAAAAACCTGTTACTTTGCCAAAAAAGCCTTCTATAAAATCTACTAATTCTTTAGGTAAAAAACTTTTTATTTTATCTATTAAAAAACTAAGCAAATGACCTACAAGACCCGTAATCACATAAAATATATTTAAAAAGAAATCAAGAATTAATTTTCCTAATGCTATTAATATACCTAATAAATCACCTTGAAAAAATGCCCTTAATACATTAGCAAAATTTTGTATAGCTGTACCAATCCAAGAGAATAATCCGCCTAATTCTTTTAATCTATCAGCTATATTATATAAAAAACCTAAATATCCATTTATAATATTTCTAAACCACTCAAACCTTTTATATAATTGTCCGAATACTAACGATAAAGCAGCAACAGCTGCTACAACTAAACCAATAGTTCCTATAGTAGTTCCAGCAATAGCTGTTAATGCTCCTTTTACAGCGGTAAATATACCTAAAAACCAGCTCTTTATTGTTGCTAAAATTCCAAAGTTCTTAAAACTAGCTATTATGTTTTGAATAAATTGAAATTGAGATAAAAATTGCCATATTCCGCTAAATACAGATAATAAACCTGAACCAAGCGAAGCTATTTTTACGAATATAAAAGCAAGCGGAGCAAAAAATACAATCATACCTGCTAAAAATCCTATAATACTCTTAAAAGGTTTAAGCATAGTAACTATCAATGAAAAGAATTTAAAAGCAAATTTTATACCATTTATAAAAGCTACTATAACATCTATAAAATCATAAAAAAGAGATGAACCATTTTCTAAATTTATTAATATTTTATCAAGCCAATCCCAATTTTTAGGAATTAAAACATCTAATATTTTATTAAAGGCAAGCCATATTTTTTCTGTTGCTTTTGTATCTACTACATGCTTGACTATATTTCCTAATTCAAGCTGCTGTATAATCATTGCTTTATCACTATCGCTTATATCCGTCCTATTTCTCACCTTATCTATATCCCCATTCTCCTTTCTAAAATATTCTACCTTAGGGGCTAAATAAGAATTTATTTTTCCACGCATTACTTCTAATAATGGATTAAATCCTACCATTAAACTCCTTGTTAGAAATGGGGTTATAGTTTGCCCTATACTTCCGAGAACTAAATCAAGTTTTTCAGTAAACTGTTGGGTTTGTCCTTCAAATGTTGCTGTAAGTTTTTCCATAGCTTTATAAAACTCGCCGCCTTTATCGGTTAGATTATTTACAGCGGCTATAAGATGTTCTCCTGTTACTCTTCCTGCCTGCATTTCTTTAGCTAAAGCATCTTTTGATATTCCCATAGTTTTTGCCAAAGCTCCATAAATATCTATATTACCTTTGAAAACAAATCTGTCTAAATGATCTCTAGTTACTCTGTTTTCTGCAACTATCCTGCCGTATCCCATAGCTAAAGATTGTAAAACATCATCTCTTCCTTTTGATAAATCTCCAAGCCTTTGTAATGTTTCCATTATTTTATCTTCTTCTATACCATAAGACAAAAGAACATTAGCAGAATTAACTAAAGGTTTTGCTGTAAGAGGACTGTTTGCCGCCATATCTCTTATTTGAGTAAGCAAATTATCAGCTTTTTCTATATCTCCATTCAAAGCAGTTGTCATATTAGCTAAAGCAGTTTCTGTCCAAGCAAAAGCATCTACCATTTGTTTTGTAACAGCAATAATACCTGTAGCTGCTATAGAAGTTTTTATAAACATATCCTGCATATATCTATCAGCATAATAAATACTTTGCTGAAGTTTATTCATCCCTGTAGTCATTCTGCTTATAGGTCTTGTAAGCCTATCTATAGCAGAGAACACAACAGCTACATTTAATATATCGCTTCCTATTGCCATTAAAAAATCCTTATTTATTTTTCTGCTTTTGCTTTTTCTATAGCTTTTTTTTCTTCCTCGCCAATATAATTAGCCCATCTCAGACATTCTTCTATTTCGCTTCTAGTCATACTTTTTATTTCTCTATAAGAAAAATGGAAAGTCTTAGCTATAATAGCCTGAGATTTTGATATAGAACTCAATTCTTTAACTGGGTATATTACTATTTAAATGCCCTGCTAAAAATAAAGTAGCAGCAGTTAAATAATGTAATTCTCTTACTTTGAGCTTATCAATAAGTCCTTGATATTTTAATGATATACATTTTTTTACAAGTTCATTATTAGTCTGAAATGGTGCTATAGTTTCTCTATCAATTTTTATACTGTTTAAATCTTTAGCCAAAGGTTCAAATAAATCTAATTCTTCAATTTCTGATGTTCCGTAACTATATTTAGATTTTAATTTTATCTTGAAAAAATTATCTCCATTATCATTTTTAGAAATGATAACAAAACCTTTCGTAAGGCCGTCTAATATTCTATCTATAATTAATTTATTTTGAGAATTAATTTCATCATAAATTAATTCATCTCCATATAATTCATTATAAAATTCTCCTAATTCTTTTATCGCTGCTTCTTTTTCCATTACTAAATCCATAATAAACTCCTATTGTTGTTACGCCGAAAAAAATTGCTCGCTTTGCGTGCTGTAAGCAATAGGCTATATACAATAAATTGCAACCCAAAGGGCAATTTTTTTACGGCTATTGTTGTTATAATTAAAAATATTTATTTACCGCCTGATTTATTTTATCAAGCAAAGTATTCTTTTTTTCCATTAAAATAAAGCTATCTCCTGCCATTGATATTTTTGCCGTTCTCTCCATAGCATCTGTTTGTAAACCTCCAACCATATATAAATCTCCCATATATGCTAAATCTCCTGCTATTTCTAAAATAACATGAACTGTCATTTTATAATCTAATATTAGCTGAAGTATTCTCTCTGTTTTCGGAGTAAGCACAACTTCAAGATTATTAAAACCTGCTGTAACTATATCTGAAACAGGAAAATTTCTTACTCCTAAATCAGATACAGTTTTATTTTCTATAGGATATTTACTTATTGTAGGTATAATTTCGCAGCTGCTTCCTGTTTTTACAGCAATATCATAATGTGCTATAGAAAGATTAACTATATCTCCAGCATGTACAACAATCATATTATATTCCTAGAAAACTACATTTTTTCAAATTTTAACCCTAATAAATCAACAGTTCCTGTATGATCTTTAGTTTTCATTTTATATTCATTTGCTACGGCTAACTCTCCGTAAAAACTTGTACCGCTCGCCAATGTAAGTAAAACAGGATATGCATTTCCTGAATCTCTCATATTAGCAAAATGCGTCATTAAATCTTCTCTCATAGCTAAAGTTATGCCGTATATACCTGCTTTTTGTTTCTTTCCATAAACTATAATAGTATTTGCTGTACAGTTTGTAACTTCATTAACCATAGCTGTTCTATCATCTGCAGTAAATACTATTTCGCAGTCAGTATCTTCAGGAACAGGATATGCTACATTATCTATAGTTAATTCCTGAATATCTCCTGCTCTTATAACTTGTGTATTCATAATTCCCCCTTATCACTATATTTTATAATTGTAAAGTCCAATCAATCTTAAACTCAATCTGATTAAGCGGACTTGTAAAATAAAGAAGCATAGATACAAGCAATTTACCTGCTGCTGATGTATCAATATTAGCACTTAATCCATCTATTGAAGATGAAGCATTATTTAAAAGTCCTCTGCTTTCCCAGCTTCTAATCAATGTTATTACATCTGCTTTTGCTGTTATAGGTTTAACAGCATTCACATCAGGACTTGGTGTAGATTCATCGCTTACTAGTACAGCCTTATAATATGGTGCTTTTGAGAATGTAGTTTTTAATTCATACTGAATAAGCTGTATTTTTGCTATAGTTTGTATAAAAGAAAAAGCAGCACTTTCAGAACCGTCATCAGCCTTTTTAAAAGTAGTTCTAGTATTTTCAAATAAAACTTCTCCAAATTCATTGTATATTACAGTACAGCCTCCAGCAGAAACTATTTCATCTTTAGCATCATAATTTCTATATGGAGATACACCTTGTAATATGCCGTCTATAGCTCCGTCTAATTGTGTTGCTGTACTTACTGCTAGATTATTTTCTATAGTTCTAGCTGTAAGAGCTGCTATCATATATGTAGGTGTAGGAGATTTCTCTGCCCAAAAAGCACAGAAATATTTATCGTTTCTGCCTTCTATAAAAGACATATAATCTGATTTTTGACTATTAAATCCGCCTATAGCATAAAAGCCTTTATTTTCTGTTTCTGAAAATAATTCTTCGGCTCTGTTCATAAGCAAATCTAAATTAGTTTTATCAGTAAAAGCAGTTGCTATGCATGTATAATGTTCGCTTCCTAAATTAGTTAGCAATGCAGTAAGAGAAACATCGCCAGCACCGCCTGAGAAAGTTCCTAAAGCTACAGTAATACCTTGAGGATTATTTGAAAGCTCATTCTCCGTAAGATTTTGTGCTAATGTTATAGAATTAGCGGAAGTTCCTTTCCATTTTGATATGAGAGTAACTTTATTTGTACCGTCTGCCGCTTTTACAGGCAAACTTACTTGAGCAGTGATAGCTTTTATAATATTAGCATGTATAGTATCAGCATTTTCTCCTGTTTTTACTACTACAGATACTTTTTCGCCTCCTATATAGATAGAAAGTGTACCGTTAGATGATGCTTCGCCTGTAACTGTTATATCAGCGGTAGAAGCAGCAGCACTTAAATCTTCAGAAATAGCAGCCGCATATAATTCAAAAGCATTATTACTGCTGTTATTTACCCCATTAATCATTTGATATAAAGCAGAACCTATACCGAATGAATCTATAATTTTTTTACCTTTAATTTTTATAGGTGTATCTTTCTTACATGTAGCATCAGTAGAAGCACTTCCTATAAGCAATAACTTTCTAGGTATTTCTGATATACTTAAATTAGGGTCTTTATTATTTGTATCTACTGCTACAATTTTAGCTTTACTTGTATTAGTTAAACTTCCCATAATAATCTCATTTAATCTTTAATCATTAAACTAGCTATATTTATATTTGATAATACTTCTTTTAATTCTATATAATTATTAGAGTCAGTAGGATAATAAGGCACATCAACTGTAAAATACTGCCTTTGACAAGCAACCGATATTTCAAACTCATTAGGGTCTAAAAGGTTTTCACATTTAATCCATCTGAAATTAGATGTAAAAGGTATTTGTCTATTATCGCTTGTTGTTACAGTAGGATTTTTTGTTTTATAATCCTGTAAAGCACTTCTTACCCAATTAGAATACATTAACCCAACTTTATAAGATAATTCATCTTGATTATCTGCTTTTATATATTCATTTTCTTTTTTATAAGCCGTATAAATATCTGCTATGAATATTAAAGTATCTTGTTTATACTGATTAGTATTTCCTATTTTGCTCCTTTCAATCTCATTCATATATAATGATATGACAGCAGGGTATTTATCTAGCTTATTCATTAAATTACTAGGACGGCTAGCATTAAATATAAAAGGTCTATCTTTTTCTTTAAGTGTATCAGAAAAAGCATTTAATACTTTTATATAATAATTTTCCAACAAATTAAATATTGGTACTTCTAATTTCAAACTTACCATTTTATATCCTTTTTTCTATTCCAATCTTTATAACAAATATTATTGTAGACATCGTATCTGAAGGATAGTTTTCAGAAATAAATCCTATCATTTTTTCACCGCTCGCATTTATCCAAGATACTTCTACCTTATCAAAATCTTTAGGGTTTAATGTAAAATCATCTTTTCTTACAGTAATACGATGTTCAGGAGCATTTATAAGCACATTTTCAAGAGGCGTGTAATTAAGAGCTTTTTTATTAACTATTGCTTTTATTGTAATAGGCAATTTTTCTCTATCAGCAGTATCTGTAAAAGTAACTAAAGTATTTTCGTTCATTATATGAGATAAATCTTTATTAACTCTCTCTATTAAACTTAAATCCTTTTTTTCTATATCTGCCATATAATTTAATTACCGCCTCTTAAAAATTATTTTTTTGTTTTAGTTTGTTTAGCAGATTTTTGCTCTGCTTGTTGGCTTTCTTCTTTGTCTACTTCCTGATTCTGCTCTGTATTTTCTTGTTGGCTTTCTTCTTTGCCTGCTTCCTGATTCTGCTCTGTATTTTCTTGTTGGCTTTCTTCTTTACCTGTTTCTTGACTCTGTTCTTTGTTTTCTTCCTGATTTTCTTCTTTATCTTCCTTTACTTCTTTGATTCTTCCATCTTTAAGAAGTATATCTAACACATCACTTTTTTTATAAGTCTCTATAATATCTTCAGGTATTTCTTGCCCTTCTGTAAACATTCTAGGAGAAGCAGAATTACGGCTATCCATTATAGAGTTTTGTCCTACTATATATTTTGACATTATTATCCCCCTTAAATTATGCTACTGCTTTTATTGTTCCTATTCTGTCCATAGAATTTATTAGAGGTGCTCCGCAATACCAAACCACCATTTCTATATCTGTTTTTCTGCTTTCAATAGTTACAACATATTCTCCTAAATCTATATACTGATAATTAGCATTAGCCTGAGGTTTAAGCACGGCAGGTTTTCCCAAACCTAATTGTAAAGGAGCATATTTAGCAATTAACAATACATCTTTACTAGGGAATAATTCCTTTGAAGCTGTTTTCAACCCGCTAGCATCAAAAGTATTTACCCCTCCGTCTTTATATAACAAATCGCACATAGTAACTAAATCTTTCATAGGGTCAGCATCAGCAGTACCCCAAGTGTGAGCAGGTGTTGTTATATGAGTTGCCGTACTAGGAAAACTCAATATTTCAGTATCATCTTTAGTAGTTATTTTACCTGTAGTAAGAGCTTCTATAGCAGATTTTTCATTTCTTCTGCTTATAGCTTCTATGGCATCAGATAAGGCTTCCTGTAAGACAATTCCTGCTACATGCTCTTCTTGATAATAGTAAGGTTCTTTAGCTAATCTTTTTTCAAGAATTTCTGGAGTTAATATAAAAGTTTCTTTTATATCAGGTAAAGTGTAAGATTCTATAGTTTCTGAACCAAGATTAAAAGGGTCTGGTATTTCCTCTCTTGTTTTGGAATAATCAGACATTCTTTTTACTCTAAGTTTAGTTGATAAATCTATAACATTGCCGTTATAATTTCTATTGATGCTTGATTTTTTAAACATATCATAAAAATGAGATATAAATTTAGGAATATGCTCACCTTGATCATACATTTTACCAAGTTTCGCAAATCCATTAAACACTGAACCATAAAAATTAGATAATCTAGCCATTTATTTTCTCCTTTTTTGATTTTACACAAATTAATCTTTCAAATAATTATCAAAGTTTTGGAAATGAACCACATTGAACTTAATATTAAGCCATCCTAATATTTGACAGCCGTTTACAACAGTTGTTAGTTTATCTCCGCTTTTGTTTAATACTATTTTTCCTTCGTTAATCTTTCCGCTTGAAACTACAGAAACTGTTTTATCTTTATCTGCAGTAACCTCATTTTCTAAAAGTATATACAAGTCATAATTAGATTTTGCTGCTAAATCGCTTGAAAATACTACTAATTTGCCTGTTGTATCATCTGCTACCAATACTGTGCCTTTAACATATTTGGCACTTGAAGCCTCTGCTAATGTTAATCTTGCTGTAGTATATTCTCCTGCAAGTAAATCTGCTGTTCTCTGTGTTCTAAAATTAGGCATTTTTTCCCTCCTTATTTAATTTGAAAGTTCTTTTTTCAGCAGCGTTTTTTATCATAGCCTCTAAAACAGTGTCCTTTTCTTCTTCTTTTTTTTCTTCACTGTTCACTTTGCTTGAAATATCAGGATTTACAGCATCAGTGTTTCTTGCTGCCAATTCTTCCAATTTAGCTTTTGCTATTGACTGCTCTTTATTTTTATTTCTTTCTTCTTCAAGCTGTACTTTTAATAAATCATTTTCTTTTTTTAATTCTTCCTGACTATTTTTTAAAGAACTGTTTTCTGCTTTAATATCTTCCATATCTTTTTTCACATCTTCTATTTGTGCTTTTAATGGATTTACAGCATTAGAAACAGTTTCGCCTATAGCTTTCAATAATTCTTCTTGATTCATTTAATCCCTCTTCATCTAAAGCAAGAACAACACCTTTAGCAAATTCATCATAAGGTGCAAAATAAGCATTTATTTGAGGATTAGATTTTAAAGTAGCTTTTACTTGCTCAGCATTTTTTACAGAGAAAGGAGATTCTACTGTACCAGTTCTGGCTATTTCTTTCATATTAGGGAATTCTTTTTTGAATTCAGTGAAAGCCTGATCTTAAAGCCTCATTGCTCCTAAAAGTTCCGCCTTTTAATGCCTCTTTATCTATATCTCTTTTTTTTGTAACATCTCTTAGAAAAATTGAGTAAATATCATCAAGCATATTTTGAGTTTTAGTTCTGTCTTCTGCATCTCTTAAATCTAAATATTTATCTTTACTCTCTCTATTAGTAAGAACTATGTTATCATTATCATAATATCTGCTTGTTAATACTCCTATGCTTCCGAAATATGCTAATTCTGAAGTTGCTATAATTTTATCGCAGGCACTTGCTAGCCAATAGGCAGCAGAACAGCAGCAATTATCAACAACAGCAATAGTATTATTTAATTCTGATACCGCTTTATAAATTTCTGTATTTCTGTATACGCTTCCGCCCGGTGAATCTATATAAAAAACTGTGCCTTTTATATTTTTATCCGCTTTAATCTTATCAACTATATTGAATAAAGTTCCTATAGAATCAGAAAACATATATGGAAACATTACTCCAAATACTTTTATTACTGCTACATTATTATTAATTTCAAAAGTGTTTCCTTCTATATTTAATCTCTTATTTTCTAAATACTGATTAGCAAACATATTTTCAAGCAGCATCATTTTTTTCTCCTACAGTATTATTATTTTGAGTTCCTAAATTAATATTTAAATCTTTAGCAATCCTGTTTTCTTCTGATAAGTTAGCAGCATTATTTTTGAAGTTATTTCCATAAAGTCTGTTTGATGCTTCGCTTCTTGATATTAAGCCGTTATCTATAGCTGTAACTAAAGCATTTACTTCTTTTAATGGATCTAAATTAGGTATTGCACTTCCTGTCCAAGTATGATTAAGCCAAGCAAGTCTTTTATTACTATCTTCAAGAAAATAAGGCAAATCTAAATCTCCGCTGTAAACGAGTTCTGTTATTAAAGTTTTATAATAAGGACTAGCAAAATTATAAATAAAATCGTTTCTATCCTGTAATACTGTTTTCCACATCTGTTCTATAGCTGCTCTTGAAGCCGAATAATTAGAGTTATAAGAAGCTCTTAAAACTTCTTCCGGTATTCCGAAACTTGAGCAAGTTGGAATCAATACTTCTTTTATAAATGAAGTTATATTCAAATTAGGTCTGTCTGAACCTATTTGTTTTAATTTTTCTCCAGCTTCTAAATGATTTAATATTATTCCTGTAGTATTCCAAACGCTTAAATCGGTTTTAGGTACATCTTTAGTTTCTCTATTTATAGCTCCTGCAACATCATAATCAGAATAATTTTCTGTTCTTACATCTCTTTCTACAACTCCGAATATTTGACTATTTAATTGCTGAGTTTCTAATTCTGCTATTATAGACTGATTCATTTTAGTAAACTCGTGAAATAAACTTGTTGCTCTTGGTATTCCTCTTGTATCTAATATTCTATTTCTATTTGCTAAATGTATTATTTGTATCTGTCCGTTTGCTGTATATTTAGGATAATAAACTCTTTTAAATTTCAATCTATTCGGATGTATAGAATAGCTTGAAGTGTCATCAACATCATATACTGCTATATAATATCCAATATCCCTTCCATATCTATCCTGTTTTATTCCGTCTTTACTTTCATTAACTAATCCGTAAATACATTCTGTAGGTATTACTCTTAATTTGACAGGATTTAATTTGAATTCATTTATTTTAGTTTTATGGTCATATATAACCTGTATAAAAACTTCACCGTCTACAATAAATGTTTTGAATATTTCTCTGAATAACTGACCTGTATGAGAATGTTCTAAAAAATCGACTTCTTTACTTTTTAATATATTATTTACTCTATGTTCTATAGTTTTTTGATATTTTTCTCTTTCTTTTATATCAGTAATTTCTAAAATATCCCAATTAGGAGTAATACTTATATTTAAGCCGCTTCCTATAACGTAAGTAGCAAGCCAATAAACTAAAGCCCTATAATGAGGAGAATCAAATTCTGTCTGTCTGCTTCTTCTTACAAGTATTTCTCTATCAAAATGTTCATAAGTAAGATCGCTAAGTCCATATTCTATCTTAGCACCTACCGAACGATAATTAATACCTGTATAAAAATAGGCATTATTATTTAATTCTTCTTTGGAAGACAAAGAATTAATAGATTTAATATCTCTTACTATACCTAAAAAATCTTTTATTATTCCCAAGTTATGCCTCTTTTTCCATTTACTAAGGTTAGTCTATAACCTTTATTTATTAATAATTTTTCTATATTGTTAATATCCCATTTCCTAAAGAATATTCTCATTAAAAAATATTCTTTAAATTCTAAATTATACTTACCCTTGCTTGAATTTTTTACGATATAGCAATTAAGCAAAAACAAATAAATAACAAATCTACACTTTGTAAAAATACTTAATTTTATTTTTTTTGCTTCTCCTGCATTTATCATTCTACAGTCCCCCTTCGGTTTCCTATATTTCCCCTTATAGAGTAGAACTTTGTTCTTGCATATTCAGGATTTAATTCTTCTAACTGCTTTTCTAAATCTTTTTTATAATTTCTTAATTCATCTAAAGAGCGGTATTTTACTTTTTGATTACCCTGTCCGTCTCCGACATCGTATTCAAACATACTCATCTGTTTTTCTATTTCTTCATCAATTTTTTTTATTTTTTCTATAAGTTCTTCTTCTGTGTAAATGCTCTTTTTCATAAATGAATTATGAACTAATTTCACGCTCCGAACAATGTATACAAAAAATAGATACTATAAGATGTTTACAAAATAAAAATATATTTTATAATTCTGCTAAATAATAAAGTTAGGATTTAATTATGAGTAATAAAAAAGAAACTAGAATATGCCCTAAATGTAAGGAAGAAATAAAATATTGGGCTACTGTTTGCCCTAAATGTAAGGAAGAAATAAAATATTGGGCTACTGTTTGCCCTCACTGCAGAAGTAAAACAACACCTCCTAAAATTATAGGTTTTATTTTTTTAATAATAGTTATATTAGCAATTATATCTTTAATTAGTAACAATTTACCTTCTAAAGAAGAATACGTTAATAATAATGATAATAATAATAATGATACAGAAACTTATAAAAGAGAAGTATGGAATAGAATTATGGTAGAACCTGAACATTTTACAACTTTAGATATTTTACCTATGACAGATAATAATGGCACTGCTTATTTAAGTGTTATGGTTTCAAATAAAATGGATTATCCTCTGCCTGAATTAGGAATGAAATTCGATATTTTTGATACAGAAGGTAAAAAAAGAGCTTATGCAGTAGGTACAAATGATTTAGCTAGTTTTGAAACTTGGAATTTTAAATGTATAATATACACTTATTCAAAACAGCCTGAAACTTTTGATATTGGCGACATAAAATTAGTTGACTATAATTTCAAAAAAATAAAGGAATATATAAAAATAGATTAAAAGATATTTATTCTTTGTCTGTTTTATTATTTTCATCTTTTCGGAAAATTTAGTATTAATAATTATATTAAACAATATATAGCCAAATAATTAATTTAACATGTAAAGAAATTTTGAATAAAAAAATAATATATATAACTGTATAGATTTATTTAATTATTTTAAACCTATATCAACACTGATATTATTTATAATGTTAAGTTCAGATATAATATTTTTTTTAATTTCTTCTATTTTCAAATATTTTTCTGCTATTTCTTCTTGCTTAATTATATCGTAATTTCCATTATTATCAATTGGTATTTTTATTTTTATTTTTTCTATAAGTTCTTTTCCTAATCTTTTATTAGAACCTTCGCCTACTTTATGTAATGGCAATATGTTGTTTAATATTGCGTATAAATACTTTATTGATATTTTATTTTTAAATTCATCTTTTAAAAATAAAGCTCCGCAATGTGTTGTCATAGAAAACTTGCCATTTCTAATAAAAACTGTACCAACATATGTACCATCTGTAGTCCAAGTTAAACATTCGCAATCATAATCATAAGTGTTTATATAATCAATTATGCCTTTATCTGTTGTTTTAGAGGAATATACAGGAAATACACCTTTATTTTTATTCATATATTTTTTTGTATATTTTGAATTACCTTTTTCTATAAAAAAAAGACCTGTTTCACCTCCTATATATTTTTCAGTCATTTCACAGGTTTCAGTTAGAGAATACATATCTATTAACTGCTGATGTTCTTTTACATTATCTACTATCATATTTATCGTATTTGAAAAATCAAATATAGAAATAGGTTTATTTTTTTCTATTATTCCTAATTCAGCTTTTTCAGTTTCTGTCCAATCTTTTTCAATAATCCATTGTGTTTCAATATTATCTATAAATCTAGCAATATCCTGTATTTTGCATCTATTATCTGAATTTATTTCTGAAAAATATTCTTTATTTCCATTAAATAAATTAAACAATTTTACAGCTTTTTTTAAATCATCTTGTTCTATATCGAATCTGTTTATATCTCTACTTTCTCCTATTTCGCTGCACAAATAAGTAAATACAGGTGATGTTTGTATATCAGATAAATTATTTTTTTTAGTTATAGCTAATATATATGTTTTTTTAGGAGTCGTAAAAAAAGTCTTTATAGGTAATGATATAATGGCATCTATATAGCAGTTATCTAAAATAAATTTTCTAAGATTTTTATCATACTTTCTATTAAAAATACCATCAGGCAATATGATAAATGCTTTACCAGATGGCTTTAATGCTCTAACAATCCATTCCATAAAAAGCCCTTCAACACCTAAAGAATTTATTTTAAAATAATTTTTAAGATTTATATCTTTTAATATTTCTTCTTTAAGATTACTGCTTCCGCTTGTAACATATGGAGGATTTGTTAAAATTAAATCATACATATTTTCAATAGGTTCTGATAAAGTTCCTAATATAGAATTAGTTTTTAGTGTAAATGTTTCATTAAATAAATTTGCAAATTCTTTTGTATATTCAGGGTTTTCCTTTATAATATCACAAAAATAAATAAGCATATTTGCTTTAGCTAAAATAATAGTTTTTTGCTCATCTTTATCAAATCCCTTATCAAATCCAACTATTTTAATTTTACACTCTATTTTATTATCTTTTATAAAAAAGAATTTCCTAATATTTTCTTTTATAAACTCCAAAGGAAATTTGCCAACTCCGCAGGCAGGATCACATATAACTATTCCTTCCCTTAATTCACTATAAGCCATTTCATTTATAGCTCTTACTACTTTAATTGGAGTAAAATATTGCCCCCAATTTTTTTTACTAATACTTTCTTTTAGAAAACTTTCAAAAAGTTTACTTTTAAAATCATAATCTATATATTCTAACTTTCCATAATTATTAAATTTTTCTAATACTTTTCTAAAAACAGTACCATATCCATCTATTGCTTTTTGTTCTTTACTAACAAATATTGTACCATTAATAATAGTTGTTTTATCTATACCAGCAGGAAATAATTCTTTTATTTTTGGTCTTATAATATCTGCATAATGCTGTAAAACATAATTTTCTTCATTTTTGCTATATTTTTTTAAAAGTTCATAAAAATTAAAATCACCTTTTAATATATTCAAATCACTCAAATATTTAAAAATAAACAATTCTACAAAAGTATATAAACAGTTTTCAGGAGTAGCGCCGCTAACACTCCAAACATCCTGCCATATTTGTTTAGATAAATCTGTTGGATCAATTAATTTTTTAGGTAATATTCTATCATTATCACTGTTTATAGAATGAATAATATTATTTATCACATCAAATAGTTTAGTATCTTTATAATCAAATAAATATTTAAAATCTTGACCATTTTTATCTTTAATAGTATTTCCTGTTAATACATTTATCCACAATGTTTCTTTTGTATCTGTTGCTATCATTAATTTTGTATTTAATTGTTTTGCCACATTAATTTCTTGATTAATGGCTTTATTTTTTTTATATTCAGTATTAAAATTTCTAGGAGATTTATATTCTATAATTGCTATAATATCTTTTTCTTTAGTAATTAAAGCATCAATTTTTTTTGATCAATATCTTTACCATAATCAATATTTCTAATTATATTAGCACTTTTTAAGGTTTTTACAGTAGTAGAACCTATATTATAAAAATTCCATGTTCCTATTTTATCAGGATTTTTAATTAAATCTCTTTGTAGAAGCTCTTCTGACATTATTAACCTTTATATAAAAATATAATACTAATATAATAGTATAGTATAAATTTCAATATTTTTAAATATTAAAATGTACTCAAATTATTTTCATCTTTTTTTTCAGAAAATTTATCTAAATGCTCAAACCAAGCCCCTGAATCAGATAAATAATGCCATAATTCTTTATAATTAATATTTCCTTTATCATCTTTTCTTGCTATATTATCAATATAGAAAAATGCTGCTGCCGTACTATAAGAAAATATATCTAATGCTTCATTTCTTTTCTGCCCTGTTCTTAATACCCAATCATATTTTACCTTTCCGCTTGGCAAATGTTTTTTTATCTTTTCTTCTGCTGTAAGCATTCTAAAGAAATCTATATTCACATCATTAGGAAAATATGCCCATCTAGGAGGTAAGGGTTCTTCTTCTGTAAGTTCTAATGCCAAAGCACTGTAAACTTCTTCTTTAGCTATATTTGAATTAATAATTAATGAATAAGGTCTTTTATTTTCATTGGTTTCTTGTTTTCTAAATAATTTACCTGTACTATCTCCCTTAATAGGAAATATAATATTACCGTTTACTTTAAGCTGATTATGTATATTCTCACAAAAATCTGTTACAGTAGCAGGAATAAAACCTTTATCAATAAAAATCATAGAAGCATAAAAGTCTAAATGCGATGATTTTATCAATATTTCAAGCAGTTTCCAGCATCTGCTATTTAAATTTGAAGTATTTCCGTCTAATCTATGATAACCTATTAAATAGCTTCTATATCCTTCGCACCATAAAAATACTCCTACTTCTATATAATTTTTTTGTATATCTGCTGCTATGTTGCAGAACAAAGGCTTGTAAGGAAGATTCTCTATATCCAAAGTAGACTGAGTTATCTCTCCGTATTCATTTATTCTTTCTCTTAAATAATTATCTCTGTTTTTATTAAAAATTCTTTCATAAGGCGGAGCTTCTTCATAGGATTTATAAGTTTCTCCCAAAACGGTATTACAAAATACTTTCATATAAGTATTATCTCCGTTTTTTTCAAACTCTAATGCTTCTATATAATCATAAACTATACTTTCCCAGCTTCTAAACCCTAAAGGTGCATACAATGATGATAGATGATAGCTTCTTCTATTAGGATTCTTTGATTTTGCTAAGGGTATCCATTTTGCCTTGCCTCCGTCTTCAAAAGTTTTCAAAAAATATTCCTTATCAGCTTCTTTCCAATGAGATCCGCAGTATTTACATTCATAATGAACTGAAGAAGGTATTAATATTCCGTTTTCATCTAATTCATATTTTAATCTTTCAAACTCTAATATTTGAAGTTCTCCGCAGTCCTTACAAGGCACATGATAATATCTTTGATCGCCTTTTAAAAATCTTTCTTCAATATACGATTCTCCTGTAGCCATCTTCGGTGTGGATTCTATAAGTATTTTTCTCATCAAACTATAAGCATCTGTTCTTCTTTCTGCCAAAGTTATAGCATTTCCTTGTCCTCCAACATCGCTTTTTGCTTCATCTGCTTCCGTAATTATTAAAACTTTTATGGAAAATGATTTTAATTTTGATATTGTTTGAAGTCCTCCTATTTGAATAAAGCCGCCATCAAAAGATTTATAGTTTTTTGTGTTTCCTGTTTCTCTGCTTTTTTTATTTTTATTGGCAGATTTAATTAAATGTCCAAGCCCTGATTCTTCTATAGATGGGTTCATTCTTAAAGCGAATATCTGCTCGGCAACTTCTGAAGTAGAAGCCAAAAATAAAATAGGTGCTGGAGAATTACCTATTAAATAAATCATTAAGTTTTCATCAATTCCTACAGTTACTCCAATTTGTGCTCCTTTCATAAAATCTACATATTGAATAGGGCTGTCTTCATCAAAGTTTCTTATTATTTCTCTTAAATAAGGTGTGATTTTATAATTATAAAGTCCGGGAATTGCCGAAACTCTTTCATTTAATACTCTTGTTTTTTCTATATAATTAATAATATCTGTTTTTTTTCTAGGCTGTAAATATTTTCTTACCATATCCTCTATATATAAAATATCATCATCAGCCCATTGAATTAATGTAGTTTTTGATAAAATATTCTCTAAATTAATACCTTCCACAATTTAGCTGCTCCTTAAATTATCAAAAAACTTCCTATTTTCATCTACTACATAATTAAGCAAATCTTCAATATCTTTTTCTAAAACATTTCTCATATCTATCATTAAATCTTCTATAGGTAATTCAACTTCATATTTATTTTTTATAAGATTAGCTATAGCATTTGAAAGTCTTTTTGGCAAAAGTTCGCTTCTTGCTCTTAAAGTAGACAGGATATTAGGCAAAACTAATTCTAAATATTTTCTTTCTATTAATTTTCCTCTTAAAATCTGATATTCAAAGGATTTTTTTACCGCATCAGCTGTTAGAGAGTGTATTTTTGCTGTTTCTATGTCTAAAGTTTCATTGATTACAGGCTTCTTGCTTCCAGATTTAATAAAAGAACTTATTTTTTGATTGTCATTTTCTGATAAAGGCTCTATTTCAGCTTTTTTTATGTTTTTTTCAGATGATTTTTCTTTTTTGATTAATTTATCAGTATAAATATTTCTTGATAGATTCCATTTTGCTTTGGACTGTTCTAAATCTATAAGTATTTTTCCATTATCATCTCTAATATATACTATTCTGCTGTCATTTCTTTTTATACATTGTGTGATATTAGCCTTAGAACAGCCTATTATTTCTGAAAATTCTTTTAACCCTACATAAGTCGCCATATATTTAGTTTGCTTTCACAATTATGATTAATTAAAAAGTAAATTAAATTAACGTTCCGAACAAGTTAACTAGTTAACTAAAAAGTTAACTTTTAGTTAATTAACTAAGCAAAAACGCCTTAATTTTAATGTTTCACAATACAAAATCAACACAAATTTATCATACTTTATTTTATTTTTAATTGATTTATAATCAAAGAATACAATATTAGCTATAAATTAGGCTAAAAACTGTACTATAAAGGCATTATTTTTAGTGCGTTTTTAAGAGTAGAGAGGGACTTTATTAAAAATGAATGCCTTAGGGTGTAAATTCAGTTAACTAGTTAATCAGTTAACTTTCAAAAAAACTTTGTGAGAAAATTTTTCCGGCGGGCACAAAAGCCCACATAGGCGAAAAAAATCAGTTTACAGTACCTTTTTTGTATCATCAGAAGAATTTTTATTTATTAAACTAGCTAAATTATTAATAGATTGATTTAATATATTAATAGAATTATTCAATTTATCTATTTGAACATTACTATTATTTTGATTATCTACTATTATATTATTATTTTCTATATTAGAATCAGCTTGTTTATTCTCATCAGTATATTTTTTAAAATATTCCCGTAAAGCATAAGTAACAATTTGATTTTTATTCATTCCGGTTTTTTCAACAATATCATCAAGTAAATTAAACTCGTCATCATTTAAATTGATTGTAGAGCTTAGCCTCTTATATACGTATTTTTTTTTGTTTAATTCGTCCATAGCATAACCCCTTTATTTTTTATTTATATATAAGAATATAATATATTTTTAAATAAAAATCAAGCACAATTTAAGCACAATAATATTAATAAATTATATTATTCTATTCAAAAATAGGATAAACCCAAGAAAAAAGCAATTTTTTTAATATTTTTGAATATTTTTTGTGCTTTTTGTGCTTAAAACTATTGACATTTAAGCACAAATTGAGTATAATATATATATATAAACAATGAGAGAGAGCGGGAGGGCTTAACAATGACTATAATAAAAAAAGAACAATTAAAAGAATTAATAACTAAAGATTACACAGTAAACAACAGAACTACAATAACATTCTGCAAAAACAAAATAATCTTTAAAAACACAAAATTAAAAGAAGCTATAACAATAGAAACTAAAGAACAGTATAAAACAAAAACAATCAAAGTATTTACAGAACATTTAATTAAAGAACTTCAAACACTTAACAAATTAAAAATTGAAGTAGAGGACAAAGTTTTTATAAACGGAATAAAATATTAATTTGCTATATAAAATACTATCCCTACACAATAGTATTATTATATAAATCTAAAAAATAAGGAGGATAAAAAAATGTTAGAGTTTCTATTTATTACTATTTTGTTAGATATTCTGACAATATTAGTAATAATCAAACATAGTAAATAATACTTGCTATGTTTGGGGCTTGTATACTAGCAATATACAAGTCCTTAAAAGCTGGCTTTATTATAACAGCTTATAAAAAAAAAGCAAGTAAAAAAATAGACAGGTAAGTAAAAAATAAACCTGCCGCAGATTTAAGAAAAAACTAAAAAATTAAAGGGGCTTAATTATGACAAAAACATTAAAAGAATACGATTTTATACAAGAATTTGAATCAAACGAAACATATAAAAATAATTTTTCAAGAATTGGATTAATAGAATTATTTGAATATTTAGAAGAATTTGAAGAAGAAACAAACGAACAAATTGAATTTGACATTGTAGCATTATGCTGCGATTATGGAGAATTGACAGAAAATGAATACAAAAAAGAATACAATATAACAGATATAGACGAAGACGAATATATTATAAGAAAATTTAAAAATTATAATGATGTAGATTCTGTATTATATTACAGACATTAATAAAAAAGCTAGTTAGTATATTTTTTCACTAGCTAGCTTATAAAAAACTAAAAAAATCAAAAGGGCTTGAAACATGAGAACTATTTTAAATAAAAATACATTTATAGAATTATTTGAGTATTATGCAAAAGAATCGGCATGTATACAAGGATATAACAAAAAAATAAATAATTGTACGGCTTATGAATATTTGGGCTTTACTTTAGAAGGTTTAACAAGTCTTTATAATCATTTAAAAAATAGTAATGAATGTATAGACATAGAGCAATTAATAATTGAAGTAAAGGAAATAGAAAAAAAAGATTATACGGATAATTTAGAAATAATAACAAAGTTTGAAACAGAGGATAAAAAGGAAAAATATATTATAAAAAATATATAAAAAAGATTAAATCAAAATAGCTAATATTTTAATAAAGGCTATATAAACAGCTTGGGACTGTATTATATAAATTTAGAGTGATGGGAGGCACTAAGATGGATAAAACCACGCTTTTAATTATTACTATGATAATAGACTTAATAACAATCGTAGTAATAATCAATAATAGTAAATAATTTGCTATTATTGGGGCTTGTATACTGGTAATATGCAAGTCCTTAAAAGCTGGCTTTATTATAACAGCTTATAAAAAAAAAAGCAAGTAAAAAATAAAGGGGGCTTAATAATGATTACTTATGAAACATTAAATTTAAATACAAAAAAGATATTAAAAAAAGAAATAAATAAAATATTAAAAAAAGACAATGTATTATTATCTAATAACGAGTATACATACTCAGCATATTATTATATAAGAGAAAGAAGCAATATAATAAAAGAATTATCTTTTAAAATATCAAATATAGATGAGATCATAATAAACATACTAGAAAATGAATATAAAAATATATCTACTATAAGACAAACTATATTTTATAGAAACAAGCAAAAATTATATAACTTCTTAAAAAATGATTATAAAGATTTTGACAGCGAGGAAGAGAAAAGAGAAATTTTAAAGCAATTAAGATATTAAAGGCGGTAGTCTATGGATATACAAACATTTTTACAGCTTAATAAAGACAATAAAAAAATATCTAATGAGGGTAAAAAAGAACTTTTTTATTATTTTGAAAGAAGTATTAAAAATAGCTTTTTTGACTTAGATATTAATTATAAAGATTTAAGCAGCTATAAAGAACAGAATAAAAATACTTTTATGCGTGAAAATCATTTAAACGATTATAACATCGGCTTAGCAAGTAATTTAATAGCTTGCTACGATGATAAAGTATTAATAATAAAATAAAAACTAAAAACAATAACAAAATAAAGGGCTTAAATATGGAACAAATAACTAATTATATAACAATAAATACTAAAAACTTAAAAGATATAAAAAATACTTTTATGTCAATAATACAAAGCAAAGTAATATATAATATTGAAAGCAATGTATTATTACAGCTTAAAAATAATATATTAACTCTTGCCGCAACTGATAAAAATATTTTTATAGAAAAAAGAATAAAAGTAATAAATCATAATCAAGACAATTTCAGAATATGCGTATATGCTAAAAAGTTTTTTGATATAATAAAAGAACATGATGCAGACTTTATAAATATATCAGTACAGGAAAATCAAAAAATATATATGTTTTATAAAGGTACTTATATCATAAAAAAAGAAGATAAATACAGCAGAGAAAGAAAAATAAATACACAGCATTTAATCATAGGTATGAATGCGGACGAATACCCGGACAGCCATATTAATAGAAATTTTAAAGATTATATAATATTAAATAAAAAAGAACTTTTTAATATATTCAAAAAAAGTATAAATACAGTTTCAAAAGATAATTTCAGAAGTCCGGCATTAAAAGGCTTATATTTTGATTTTTTAGATAATAATACATTAAATATAGTGTCCACAGACGGCAGACAGATAGCTATTTATAAAATGAATTACGAAGGCAGAAAATTAAATAATGCCGTTATACCAAGCGAAGCAATAAAAGCATTATTAAAAAATATCTCTAATATAGATAAAGATATTGATAATGAAGATACAGTAAAAATATTTATTAATGACGAATATATACAAATAATAGACAATGATTATATATATACAAGTTCTTTAATAGAAGCATCATATCCAAATTATAAAAGTATTATACCATGTACAGCAAATGAAAAATATAAAGACGAATATAAAAAACTATATAATGTAATATTAAATAATCAGCAGATGATAGAAATACAAAAAGCAGTAAAAAGTCTAAAAAAATCAAACAAAATAAAATCAAAATGCTTGAAAATGAAGTTTAATAAAAATCAGCTTATTTTGACAATAGCAGATTATGCCGACAGCGACATACATAATATATCAAATGTAATAATAGATAATATAAATAGTAATATAGAACATACATTAAATATAAATTATGATCATCTATTAAATATATTATCTCAGACAATTAATAAAGATAATAATAATAAAATAACTCTTGAAATATATAAAGAGCCTTCAAAACCATTAAAAATACTACATAATAATGCTGTATTTTTAATAATGCTTATGGGAATAGATGAGGAATATAATAAACAGATAGAAGAGTATATTAAAAACTTTATAGAAAGTAAAGAACATACAAAAGAAAATACAGCAAAAGAAACAATACTAACAAGACAGCAAAGAAGATTTATTATAAGACAAAATAAAAAAGAACATAATGTAACATTTATAAAGTATAGCAGAAAAATTATTGATTATAATAATTATAATGCTATTGAATTAATCAAATATATTAACAGCTTAAAAATGACAGATGATGAGAAAATAGCATTATTTAATATGAAGTACAATAATTGTAAAAAGCCTTATACATGGCATATTACGGATACCAAAAAAATAGATATATTGAAAACAGCGTAAAGATGATATAAATTAAGCCCTTTTCTCTAAGCTAGTTATATATATTAGCTAGCTTCACGAAGTGATAATAAAAAAATAAAACAATACTTAATAAGGAGGAACTGCAAATGATAATAGGGACTTTAATGTGTTTCAATGTTTTATTACAATGCTTAATAGTTTTAATTGAACATTCTTTTAAGGCGATAGTTTTTGTATTTAATTTAATAAAGCATATTAAAAATAATAAAAAAAGGAAACTAAAAAAGAATATAATTATCCAAGACTTGATTTATTAAACGAAAGCAAAGAAACTATATCTAATGATTATATAAATATTGAAGAGATAGAAAACATATTGAAAGAATTAAAAATTAATATAATTTCAAAGGAAGTAAAAGAATCAAGAATAGCTATTAATTATATATTCAAGTATGATAACAGCATAATAAAAAGCTATACACTAAGTACATTAGAAAATAGCTTAAAATGCGTGTTCGGCGATAATATAAGATTAAATAAATATTATGCCCCAAAGACATTAGCTATTGAATATATAAAAATAGATAATAGCAGATATTTTGGCTTAAAAGAAGTTATTAATGATGATAATAATTTTGAACTTCCTTTATACTTAGGCATAAACACGGATAATGAAAAAACAGCTATTGATTTAGCAAAAGCACCGCATATGCTTATAGCAGGAGAAACAGGAAGCGGTAAAAGCGTATGCTTAGCATCTATAATAACAAGCCTTATATATAAGAAGACGGATGAAGAATTACAATTAATGCTTATAGATAAGAAAAATGAATTAAGCATATTTAATGAACTTCCGCATTTGATAGATAATTCATTGAACAACGATGATGATATAATATCAGCACTAAGAAATATTGAAGGAGAATTGAGAGAAAGAAACAATAAAATAACAAAGAAAGGAGCAAGAAATATACAAGAATATAATAAAAGAGTAAGAAATAAACTTCCATATATAGTGCTTATTATAGATGAGCTTCAGGACTTATTAAGCAGAGATATAAAGAAAGAAGCCGAAAGAATAATAAATACTATAGCATCTTTAGGAAGAAGTGCCGGTATACATTTAATAGCAGCCACACAAAGACCTAGTGCTAAAGTGCTAACAGGCGAATTAAAAGCGAACTTGCCTACAAAAATAGCTTTATCAGTTGCTAGTAATACAGACAGCAGAGTAATATTAGACCATAAAGGAGCAGAAGATTTAATAGGCAACGGTGATGCCTTGCTAAAAAGAAAAGACAGTATAAAATTAGAGCATATACAAGTACCGAATATTACAACTGAAGAAATAGAAAGAATAATAGAATATATAAATAGATAACAGCCGTAAAAAATTGCCTACACGAATGTGCAATTTATTGTATATAGCCTAGCAGCAATTTTTTCGGCGGAACAATAATAGAATATATAAATAAGTGAGCCGAAGCATATCGATAATTTATTATCGATATAATTAAAGCGTAGGCGAACATAATAATAATTGGAGTTATAAAAAATGACAAACATATTAAAAACAATATTGAGATATTTATCAATTCCAATATTAATACCTTTTATATGGGTGCTTAAATTAATACATACTATAAAACTCAGTCTAATAAAAGATAATGAAATAGAAAAAACAGCCTCTTTATTAAAACTTACTTCTTTAATAGAGTCATTACATAGTTATATAAAGGGCGAAGATACGGATACATTAAAGGTAACATTCCAAAGAAGATATAAAGACGGAAAGCTATATACTTATGATTGGGAATATTGGGGAGGAAAAGAACCCACAGATGAAGAAATTGATAAATACATAGAAGAAGAATTAATAGCCAAAGGAGTAGAAGGCGAAGAAGATGAATATACTCATTGGACTGAAGAAGATTGGGATATATACGAAGAAGGAAATAGACTTATTTATGCCGTTTATAAAGCAAGAGAAAACCGTAAAATAGCAAATAATGAAGCTATTGTTTACGCTTATGATGAAGATATAAAAGAAATAATGAGTATGCAGTCCTCAAATCCCCATGAAGCATTAGAAAGAATAAAAAAGATAATAGCAGAAGATGAAAACCCAGATGAAATTATGGTTATTTACAATTTTACAAAATAAATATAAGCCATTTTTTTGCGAATATAATAACAATAGGAGTATATAATGAAAACTTTATTAAAACCTTTACTATTCATACTTATAAATATTACAGAATTATTCAAATGGATTTCTATGAAAAAGGACGGAGATAAAAACACACTTTTTAAGAGATTTGTATTAAAACTTGTGTCTATAACAGATAAATTATATAATTTTGTAGAAGGAGAACCTGCTATAAGAAGTGTAGTAGATGCTTATTTAGACGAAGAAAACAACAAATGGTATATATATCAAGGCGATCCGGACAAACTTGAAGATGAAGAATATATGAAAGAATATAAAAAATACGCAAGAGAACACTATAAAGGCTATGATACGGACGAAGAAGTAGAAGAAGCTATGACAAAGATGTAATAAGTAATTGTTTCTTATTTTTTATTTTTTAGTTTTTAGTTTTTAGGCGGTGATTATTAAAAGTAATTGCCGCCGTTTTTATTGATTCACTTTCTATTTTATAACTTGATATTATTCTTTTAATAATGGATAATATTATGGCTGAAACAATAACATTCAAAGAACTTACGGAAAAATTAAAAAAGTTAGAAAAATTTGCAGATAAAAAAACTGCAAAAATACTTAATCAGGCAGCTTTTAATATACAAAGAGAAGCAAGAGAAGAAACTAAAAAAGAGTTTACCATAAGAAAAAATTATCCTTTAAGTGTTATACAGGTAAAAAAAGCAACTAAAAAAGATAAAAAAAGCATAGTAGGAAGCACAGCAGAATATCAAGAGTATCATGAGTCCGGCAAGCCATTAAGCCGCAATATTTGGGGACAGTCATTAACTATAAACCCAATCGCAACACTAATCGGAAGAGAAAACAGTTATAAAAAGGTTATACCAAATAGATACAGATTTAATAAAATGGGAAATATTAGACAAATAGGCGAAAGAATAAAAGAATGTAAATTAAAGAAAAGAGATAAAAGATTCTTTATGTTAAAACCCAAAGGAAAAGAAGCTGCTATATATGAAAGAGTAGGTACAAAAAGAGGAGATATAAAGCCGATTAGAATATTAAGCCGAAAGAAAAAAGTAAGAAAAAGACCAATATTCAAAAAATCGGCTAAAAAGATACTTAAAAGTAATATTATATTTAAAAATATATCTTATGAGATGAAAAAAACTTTAAAGATTTAGTCTTTTTTATTTATAAGATAATAAGGACATATCACTGCCTCATCAATATTTAATAAAGTTTTATGATTACATTCTCCGCTTGAAAAATATTTACAAGTTTTATAATCAGCAGTACAGTCAATATTTTTATTATTGGACTGTACTGCATTAATAATATCTGCTCCGGATACTACCAAAGTTTTTTTAGTATTTCTTTTTATTTTATTATCCATTATTTATTCCTAAATAAATTTTAATTATATTTTGAATGTTCTTTTAATGTAATAACATGTCTTTTTTCTATAGGTATTTTTTTAGTAATAAAATTTCTAGTCGGAGTAATACCTGTACCAAATAATCTAAGCAAATCAAAAGTATTATAATATTTATCAGGATCTATTTTATGAATATTGCTTAATATAATGTCTTTTATATTATCTCTTTTCATATATTCTCCTTATAGTTATTATAATAAATGCTCAAAATTATCTTTTTCTCTCTTCTGAAGTTTGACAAATTTCACTTCATTAAACACTTCTTTTTCTTTAATGAATACAAACCAAGCAACATCAAACCAGGGCTTATTTAAATATTTAATGTTTTCAAAAGATGTAAACTCAACTCTTTTATCAAATATTAAAGTTTTTATACTAAAGCCAAGATTATTTAATTGATTAAAAAACTTATGCCTTTTTACTCCATGTAAAGCCATAGTAGGAAGAAGAAAGGCAAAACCGTTTATAATATTTTTCTCTATAAGATAAACACTTTTTTCAATAAAAGCATCTTTAAGAGAATAAGGCGGATTAGTAACAACAAATACATTTGTTTTCACAGGCATATTAAGAATATAGTTGCTTTCTTTGATAGATGAGCTATAAACATTAAAATTATATTCTCTTAATACTTTAGCAATATTAGAATTATTATTTGTATCGCAAGGCTCTAAAATATTATTAATATTGTATTTTTTTAATAATTCAGCGATAGGGTACACTGCTTCAGGAGGCGTAAAATATTCATCGTTTTTAGCTATAGAAGCAGAAGTTTTTAGCTTTCTTATAGAACTATTTTTTTTATTATTATTTTCCATTGACTACCCCAAAAATATTTATTTTTTTCTTACACTGCTATTAATTCTATCAGGATATAAGTTTCTTCTATTTACTTCTTTTTTATCTATAGCATTTATATTAGCATCAAAGTTTTTACTAATATTATCTGATTTTTTTAACTGACGTTCTATAGATTTAATATCAGTATTTATAGTATCTATAAGAAGTTTTAAGATTTTCTTTTGATTTTCTTCTAAAAAATCAACTCTATTTTCTAAAAAGTCTATTCTTTTGCTAAGACATTTAATAATATTATTATTTAGTTCTGTACTATTAAGATTATTTAAATCAATCTTATTTCCATCTGCATCTTCAATAATACTATGATTTATCAATGAAGGGCTTAGCATAAGATTTATAGGTTTTGAATACAAATAGTCCATAAAAATATAACCTCCTTATTTTATAAATTAAAACTTAATTCACTTTTTATTTACTTATTTGAAACATCACTGCCGCAAAGCATTTATTACATAGCTCTGCCTCACAAATCTGAACTTCGCCAACAGTTCCTAAAGCCTCTTTTTTCTGAAATACTCTTAGTATATAAGTATTTTCAGATTCAATTTCCTTATTACAAGACACGCATACAGTTTTATCCATTTTCAAATCTCCTATTTTTTTATATATCCTTTTTCTTTTAAATCATCAATAACTCTTATTAATGTTTCTGTGCTAATATTTAGCAGTTCTTCCGTATATTCATTTTTTGGAAGAGGAGCAAATAAAGATAAAAAACATAAGAATCTAAACTCTAAATCAGTTAAATTTTTATCCATAATGTATTCTGTTTTAAAAGAAAAATATTCTCCAATGTTTTCAAGTCTTTTTTGAATATCTAATCTTCTTTTCATTCCATCTACACCTTTACTGCTGTAAATATTTAATTCAATATTTTTTTCTTTGTTCTTTTCTAAAAACTGATAATTGATTTAATTTGTTTACATCATTGCGTAAATTATTTCTATTAAAATATTTTATAATTTTTTCTTCTTCATTATTTTCTTTCAATATTAAAATAATATACATTCTTATATAGTTATAGGAATATGCCTCTATATCTTCTATCATATATTTGACACCATTAAGAAACATATATTTTTGTTTATCAAAATTTATACTCATAATCTAACACCCATACTTATGAAATCTTTTTATATAATTTTTGACAAACTGTAATATCTTATCAATTTTAGTGTATTGAGTAGTATTTATATAAGCAATAAAATCCAGCTTCTTATTTACCTTTAATTTTATTTCTGTATATTCTAATTCGTTTTGTAATGATAAAATATTTCTATATTCAAAACTAAAACTGACAATATGCTTTTCATAGTCTTTATTGACTTCTTTTAATTCAGGCACATTTTTTGTTAAAATATTAGATATATCATCAATAATATTTTTTAAGTATTTTTGCTTTAAAAGCTCAAAATCTTTTTTAAAAAGTTCGCTATCTCTTAACATTTATTTCTCCTTATTCATTTCTAGGAATTAGCCAAATCTTAATAAACATAAAAAAAGCAGATAGAGTATTTGAAACTATAAGAAAACTTAAATATAAAATTATTAAAAATATCATATTGAATATCACTAAGCACATAGATATAAAACTCAAGATTATACCTCTTTTTAAATAAGCTGTTATTTTATTTAATTCATTAAGATATTTTTTATCATAACTTTCATGTAATAAATGAAGTATTCTGCTAGGGTATAATATAAGCATAATGATAATATTAAAAATAACAGCAGCCGCTAAAAATATCATTACATCAGTAGTATTATAATCATAAAAAACAAAAGATTTTATAAACTCCATTTTTCACTCCTCATATTCTACTTTTTTAAATTCTTTTCTCATTATATTTTGGATTTTATTTTTATTTCTCTTAAAAAAACTTATTGTATTTATATAATTATCAACGTTATCTACTGTATCTTTAGGCATATCTACATCATAATCATAAATCATACTTTTATCTTCATCTTTACTATCAATGTCAAAAGACATAGAATTATCCTTAAAGTATGTTATACAAAAAAAATCGTTTATCCATATTGTTACCAAAAGAGTACTAATACTTATACTAATATTATTTTTATCTAATTCTTTAATTTTATTTTTAATAATATCCTCGTTCATTTTTCACTCCTTATATTTTTCTAAAATACTTTTACAAACAGGGCATACAAAAAAACAGTCATATCCAAATGGATTTTGAAGCTGTATATAACTTACGGGAAAGACTTTATCACATCTTTTACAATATAATTTTATTTTTTGATTTTTTATTATTTCAGAAGGTAGTTCATGTTTTTCTTTAATAAAGTCCTGATATTCTTTTGTTTGTTCTCTACGATAAATACCTGCCCCTGTATTATTATATAAGTCCCAAGCCTTTCTTTTACCTATAGAATCAATTTTAATTAAAAAATAATCTTTATTTTCTTTCATTTTTCACTCCAAGATATTTTTTAATTTTGTTCTTAATGTTCTTTTTGATTTATGTAATTTTCTTATTATCTTTACAGCTTCACTATCTAAAAATTGTATAATTTCTTCCAAAGGATATGCTTTATAATCTCTATATATAATATCATAGGCATAACGAGTGATTAATAAATCTTTTTTAGAGTATATTGAAATGCTTATAATATTAAAGTTATGATAATGTATCTTATAAATTAAATTATCTTTAATTATATAAATATTACATTGATTTTCGTATGACTTTCCTTTATATTCTTTTATTTTGAATATCTTTATTTTTATTTTGCATCTTGATAGATCAAAATCTTTTAAGATTTCAAGAATCAAATTCTTTATTTTAGCTGTAAGTTCTTTCTTTAAATCTTCTACTTTCATTATATTAATTCCTTTAACCTTTATAAGGCTTGTATTCTTCGCCTGTCTGTAGACAGTATTCTTTTATTAATTCCTCAAGATTTCCAACTTCAAAACCTGTAAATCTTGAAAGATTAATTAATATTTTCTTTAAATAATCCTGAAACTTTTTATGGCTCATATTATTAAATGCGATAGAGAGCTTTGTATATTTCATTTCTCTGCCGTTTTTATCTTTAACAGAATATATTTTATCTTCATAGTATATTTCAGAGAGGGTATATTCTATTTGTTTATGCATCATGTCGTTATCCTTAATGTTATCCCATTCTTCAGTAAGAAAGTAACGTATAGCAGGCATAAGCATACCGAAGTACCAATTCTGCTGTCTGTTGCTTCTAGCTTTATCTTTACTGATGATTTGAATAACATACCCAAAAGGATTGGCTAATGTTTTAATAAACTCTTTCAGTTTTAAGAAACCCTCTTTACTTATTTCAAACTGCTGAACCTCTGATTGTTTTTTAGTATCAGTCATTATTCACTTCCTTAATACTATCTTTTACAGCCTGTATTATTTCAGATTTATTATTTTTAATAAAATCCAATACATATTTAACCTTATCAATATTATTAAAATCTAAAGCATTACTTGGATGAATATTATGAATATCTATATTCTCCATATTAATTTCAGAATAAAAGAATATAATCCTAAATAATCCGTCAAAACTTATAGTGTAAATACCATACCCATAATTTTTTTCAGAATAAAAAGCTATATTACTATCAAGTTTTTCTAATTTATTTTTCAAAAGCTCTAAATCAAGTTCTTTCTGAATAATATTTTCACTATACATATTCAAATCCAATATTAAGCCTTTGTAATCCTTAACAGTAAAATTACTATAATCTACAATATACCCTTCAGGTGCTTCTGCTTTAAAGTTCCAGCCGTTTTCATAATCAGCTTCTAATTTTATTAATTTCTTAAAATGTTTTTTCAAAAGTTCAGACACTAAATCAGGAGGAATATAATCTAATTCTTCATAAAGAGAATCTAAATTAGCTTCTAGTATTAAATAGCAGTCATCTTTTCTTTTATCAATATAAATAGTTTCTTTACGGCATACATTAATTTCATCGCATACAGCACCTTCAAAGATTAAATAATCTTCATCGCTTCCGAATATTATTGCTATATTATTTTCTTTAGCTGTATCTAATATATCTCTATCAAACTCAATATTTTCCATTTGTTCTATTTTTTCTTTTATTTGTTTAATGATTTCTTTTTTCATTATTTTCTCCTTTCAAAATAGAACACTACATCTTTATTAATATCTTCTTCTTTTATTCTTTCATATTTCAAAGCAAGCCTGTAAGCAGAATTGCAGTTCAATCTTTTAATAGTATTTGCTACAGATTTTCTAAAGCCTTCTACATCTCTTCTCTGCTTATAATGATTACAGCTCCAGCAGCATATTAAAAGATTATATTTATCATTAGTACCGCCGATAGACAAAGGTACTTTATGATCTATAGTAGCTTTTTTATAATCTAATTCGCATCCGCAGTAACCGCATCTTCCTTTCATTTCTTCAAATAATTCTTTTTTATGTTTTAAATAGCTGTTATCTCTTTTATTAAATCTATTATGTTTCATTTTATCCCTCCAATGGTAATTTAGGATTTTCATAAACCATTACTATATTAAATACTTCGCCGATTTTAGCCTGATAATATTCTTTTTTATTTCCGTACTGTCCGTAAATACTTCTAATAGTACAAAAAGGAATATTTTTATTTCCTAAGAAAACAAGCTGAATATATTTTCCTTTCTTCAATTCATAATAAGAGCCGTCATTAGCTTTTGTATCATATTCCAGCAAATCTTTATTCGTATTCTCATCAATATTTATATCCTCAACAGCAATTAATTTAGCTTGAGTTTGTCCCCAAAGTTTAGGGTAATTTTTACTGAACTTTATTTCATTTTTATTCATAGCAAAACGGCACTCCTTACAATAAAATTTGTTCCTATACATAGCAGTATTATTTTTATTCAAAATCTTTCCGCATTTCTTACAGCATAAATATATTGACATATTCAAATTTCCTTATACATACACTTCAATATAATTTTCTTTTACTATTGCTAGCAGTTCTTTTTTCTTATCCGCATTTGATAGAATAATTAGTATATCAGCAAGTTCTTTCATAGTATAAAAATCAGCAGGGCATCTGCTAAATTAAAAATTATATTTATAGGGTATATAGTTATTCTCAAAAAATGATCTATACAAATAAAACAGAAATCTTTATCTTTATAATTCAATATAAGTTCTTTATTATTTAATTTTATGTCAATGTCTTTTCCTAAAAACTCACTTATAGCTCTTTTAGTCTTTTCTGTTTTTCCTATAGTTTTTAATTCCATAATTAAAGCTCCTTATCTCTAAGTTCTTTTATTTTATTAAAAAGCTGATTAATATTACTGTAATAGAACTCAAAATCTTTATCATCAAATAATCTTATCTGCTCTCTAAATAATTCTATGAAATACAGTTTTTTGCCTATATAAAACTCAACATCGAAATTATTATATTCTGCCTTATATCCATATTCTAATAATTTAATTTTTATCTTTTGAAGCATTAATAAACGTGTTCTTTTATAATGATTAAAAAATCTTCTTACTTTTCTCATTTGCTTTTCCTTTTATTCTTCTTTACTCTTTTATACTTATTGCTATTTATATATTTTTGACCAAAAGTACGTACATCGTAGCTTTTATCATTCTTATAGAAACCGTTTACATATTTATTAAAATTATTGCTATACCCAATGAAGTTAAATATATTTACTAACGTTCTGCCTGTATTTTTCATTATGCTGTTCTCCTTATAAATCTTCTAATATTAGGAAGCCTGAAATAATTAATTTTTCTTGTGTGCTTCTTAACATTTTTGATACCATACAAAATAGGCTTATCTTCTAAATATCTTTCTATTTTATAAACAGCATCATAATATCCATGAGCAACACTCACAGCATAACCCTGCTTTGCTTTATTTCTAAGCCATTCTTTTTGTACATCAGATAATCTGCCTTTCGCTGTTTTTAATTCAAGAAGAAGTATTTCATGTTTTTTAGTCTTGGCATAAATAATTAAATCGCTATGTCCTTCATTTATACCTTGACTTTTCATAAACTTAGCAAGTCCGCTGCTAGCCTTAATTCCGCTCATAGAAGGGTGATAGTCAATATTTTGTTCATTAAGATACTCTATAATCATATTCTGTATTTGACTTTCTCTAAAAGGATCTTTATCTCTTTTCTCAACTTCAATTAATTGTCTTATTCGCTTATATTTTTTTATTCTATCTGCCTCATCAATTTTACTAAAAACTATCATTATTTAACTTCTCCCTGTATTTCATATCTTGTATTAAAAATATGATTAGTATTTTCTATATCTGAAGCACATTCATCACATACAGAAACTAATGTTATTGAACTTTCTATCTGATAAGCAGTTTCTTTTATAGCTTTATTTTTATTACAAACTTCACATTTCATATTCAAGCCTCCTACAAAATTACAAAAATCCCAATCTCTCTTTATTATCAAAATAATACATAATGAAGCTATCTACTTGATTTAATACTGCGATTTTTCTAGGTTTTTCTAATGTTTCTTTTTTAGACCAATCTGCATTATCTAAAGTTTTACATTCCAACTTTATCTCATAGGAATTATTTTCAAATCTTACCCATACAACAGTATCAAAAGAACCATTTATCCTAATACAAAATCTATCAGAATTATAACTATCAATTTTAAATTGAGATTTATATGAGGAATATTCTCTGATTAATTTATTAGCATCAAAAGATTCTTCAGGATAAAAGAGATTATTTATTTTTTCATTTAATTCATTAAAACTATCAAGTAAACCTTGATAGCGTAATTCTGTCTCTAATTCTGCTATTATTTCATCAGCATCCATAGAATCAAAATCTTCATCACTAAATAATGCTTTAAATTTTTCATTATCCAAGTCATTAAGTTTATCAGCCAATAAAGCAATTAAATCTATTTTTAAATTTTTAGTCATTGTTATCTCCTTTTATAGTTATTCTCTAAATATATAGAAAACAATACGCTGTAGCCTGCTATATCCAAAATAGTTTCTTCCAGCTTTTCTTCTGCCTGTATCTGCTCTTCATCTTTATCTTTCAAATTAGCAATTCTATTAATCTTATCAGCAATCCTCACCAAGCCTGTATTAATTCCAAACTCATCAAGCGTTTTATCAAAACTATTTCCATAATCAGCATTTTTCTTTATAAGCAGTTTTTCCAATTCCTCATATTTATTTTTTATATCTTCGTATCCAAGACATTTATATTGTTTTAATACAGCAGTATTGACAGAAGAATGTATTAAGCTATATAGATGATTTTTTACTTTGTAATTTCCGTTTAATACCTTATGTTTTAATTTATTAAAATGAAGAAACATATTATTAATACTGTCTTTAATATCTGTATCATACTGTCCCTTACATTTCAAAGAATCTATTTTTTTAGTTATAAGTTCTTCTTTATTCATATTTAAATCTCCTTATATCAAACATCATACTGCATTTCGCCGAACTCTTTAAAATCATCAATTTTCATATTTTCAAAGAAGTTTTTATTTATTTTTGTAGTAGAATAATTATTAATCATTTGACTTTCTAAAAATGAGCTTAAAGAAATAATAGGTATTCCTAAATATACACATATTATTTTCTCTAATATAGCACCTTTTGAGTTATAGCTTTCATTTTCTATGTCTATAAGGCAATCGCAGTCTACAAGTATTTTTATGTCATTCTTTAGATAATCTTCCCATCTTCCTGTTTTATTAAGATTATCATATTCAAAAGGAACTATAATTTCGCATTCTATATTTCTGCTTTTCATAAAATCAAGAACTTTATCTCTTGCCTCATAAAACTCTTGTTTATAATTTTCTCTATTTGTAATAGCACCGCTTAAATATATTTTTATTTTTTTCATTATTCAGCCTCCATTGATATTAAACTTTTTATGTCTTTGCCTCTCCAAGAACCGTAAAAATCTTTGAAAGCATCACAGTCTAAATCTTCAAGTTTTATATCAGCTGCTTGCATATATTGACTGTCTGCTCTTATTTCAACATCTCTATCTTTTTCATTTACTTCTTTCTTTTCTAAAATAGATATGCCGTATTCATTTAGATTATTCATTGAACCCCCCCAATTATTTTTTAAAATAATCTACCTTGTTTTATTGGATTAATTTTTACAGCATGACACTTGAACCCCGACACACTGCATAATATCATCTCTTCTTCTTCTACAAGCTCTTTATCCTCATTAATTAAAGTCCATACTCTGCCGCATACTGCATTAATAGAAAATCCTAAAGCATTAGCTATTTCATTTCTTGTAACAGGACGATTAACTTCTTTAACGTATTTCAATATTTTTTCTTTTTGAGTTCTTGTAATGCCTTTACTGTCTATTTTTTTCTTAGCTATTTTAGAAGTATTTTTAATCATAAAGCACCTCTTTGACTTTCTTCTATTAATTGTTTTGCTAAACAATAACCTCTAAGTTTTTCATCAGCTTTTCTTTCTAACTTCAATTTTTTTAAATCAGCTATTTTTTCTGTATAATTTGAAATATAATCAGAAGTTATTTTTTGTATTTCTATAATTTTTTGAGCATCAGATAAAGCATCATTTGATTTTATTTTTTCTATATCAGGCTTTATTTCATTATCATAGAGAGGATCTTCTTCTAAAAATATGCTTGGAGAATAAAAATTATATGAATGTCCAACATAGGCATATCTCTCACCTGCAAAAACTGATAAATCTGAAATAAAATCATCAATATAATATAATCTGTCTAATTTTTTATTATCATACTGCTTTTGACAAACTTCTACGCAAAGTTCTATAGCTTTAATAGTAGACTTTCTAAACTCTGCCTCATTTGATAATTTTTCTTTTATACTAAGATAAAAACTTTCATTCATAGACATATTTATATATTTTTCTATAGATATGTTTTTATATGAGCAAAAATTATCGAGCAGACATAAAAATCTAAAAAGATATACAGCATCAATATTTTCAATACCATATTCATTTTTAAAATTAATCATCTCTTTTAAATAAAAATATCTATGAGATAATTTTTTCTTTTCTCTTTCTTCTTCACTCAAAGAAGATACTTCTGTTTTATTAACCTGTTTTGCCATATATTATCCTTTATAATATTCAAGTTCTATAATCTGTTCTGTATATTCAGTGTCTTTTAAAGACAAATTAGAACCTTCTATTAAATATATATTCAAGCATTTTATAAAATTAATCTGTCTGTATGAAATAGGCTGCTTAAAAGCCTCATCTAAAGCAAAAAGCAAAGCACTTCCTGAATTAGATACTCTGTTTTCAAAATTGTTTTTAAGTCTGTCTATTTCTATAGGTTTTAAATAATTTTTTAATTCAGTTCCGGTATTCGCAAGCAGTATTGACAAAAAATGAACAGTATATTTAGCAAATATATCGAAGCTGCTAATCCCTTTGTAACGGGTTACACCATCTTTAATTTCCAAATAAACTTCAGATTTTTTTTCGCCGTTTAAAAAATCTGTATTATTATATTGGGTTATATTAGTATTATTATTAGTGCTTATATCTGCAATATTTGGGCTGCTTCCTAAATCCATTTGTGGATTTCCTAAATTGGATTTGTTACCATCACCATTTGGATTATTGTTATTGCCATTTGGATTTATGTTATTATCATCATCTATTTTTTTATTTTCAGTATTGGAATTGTTATTATCAATAGGTGCTTTTATAGTTTTTAATTCCTCAGGCTCTTCAACAAAAGCATACCATAAAGTTCTGTCATATTTATTAACATTATAATTTCCCTTTAATAATACTTTTTTCTCTACAAGTTTATTAATAGCATTTCTTATTTTTTCATAAGAAAGATAAGGAAACAACTCCTGAAAAGATTTAATAGTATTATATGACCAATATTTACCGTCATGGTAATTTTTGCCTTCTGCTTTATTTTTCATAATCCAAAAAAGCAAATTTTTATAAACAATAGCTTCTACTACGCCGTATTTTTCTGCTATTTTTATATCAAAAGAATGTTCCATAATCAGCAAACCTCTACTTTAATACCTGTTTTATCCGAGAAATTTTGTACTGCCTCTTTTAATTCTCCTTTCAGATGTTTATCTTCTTCAGTTTCATTTTCTTCGTTATCAAATAGAGTAGGTTCATCATTTAGAATATGATATTTGCTTGAAAACTTTTTATCTTTTATGATTTTTACTTTCTTTACATGTTTTATTTCATTATCTTTTTCTATACAATCCGAAATAACTATCCAATAATCCATAGGCACATTCTGATATTTTACTCTTGCTATTGTTTCTTTAGCTGCTGCCTCATATTCTCCTGTCTTTACCCAAAGAGTTGTATCATCAGACATACCAGGCATTATAAAAGCTATTTTTAACTCTATAGCCTTCTTTATATCAGGATTTTCTGAATTGCCTCTCCATTGAAAAGCAATTTCTTCTTCTTGATTTTTTAATATTTTCTCCATTGTACTATCCCCCCTAATAATTAATTTTTTATTAACCCTCTCTTAAATATTTCAATTCTTCTATATTGATGCCTCTTTGTCTTGCCTCATAAATATCTTTCAAAACTTTTATAATCACTTTATCTTTTGTAAGCCCGCATCCTAAAATATGCTTTATTCTTATGTCAGGAATATTATGAGGTTCACAGCCTTGAAATAAAAAATCTATCTCTTTTTCTATCTTTGTTAATCTTTCAAGCATAATAATATTCCTTTAATCATCATCAAATGGCGTTTTTATATTAAGCCAATCATCACAATCAATATTATTTTTATCTTCTAAATAATCATCTTCAGAAAAAGAAATCTCAAACTGATCTTTTTCATTAGAAAGGTACTTCATCATCATCTTCTTCTTCCACTAAATAACCATCAGGATAGCCTCTTATAGGCTGTGATAATTCATCAGGATTTACTTCAGGTCTTAAAGTTATTTTTCTTGCCAAATAATCAGGATAATATCCTATGTTATTTTCCCTTATGATAGGTTCTTCATTTCTAGGAAGTTGTAATATTTTTGTTATAGTAATATAGTTCTTATCTTTTCCTACATTCTCAAATAGCAAAATACAATCAAGCCCCTGTAAACTTTCTATTTTAAAAGGCACTTCTTCTATTTTTCCTGTTTCTTCATTTTTCTTTTCTGTCATCAATATGATATTACCTTTAGAATCAACTTTTTCTCCAAATCTTTTACCTCTACATTCTTCAAGCATTTTTCTTAAAATAGAATTAGGACTTGCCGATGATGTAAACTCTTTTGGAAATATCATATTTTTACCTATATATTTTTCTTCCCCTCTAGTTACTTTTTGATTAATTTCAAAAATCAAAAATACTCTTCTTGTCCATTTTTCTATACCGTTATAAACTGCTTTATCATATCTTCCGTCTACAACTGATAAACATTTTGCTTTTACATATCCTGTTTGAGGCTGTTCATAAGATGCCTTGCTCATTACTTGCATATTGTTCTCCTTTTCATTTTTAATATAAAGTTTGTACTTTCTTTAGTTTTATTTGACTTCCTGACTCTTCTAATTTCTTTTCGCATTCTCTATGTAAAGCATAAGCCCCAACCGTGCCGTCTACAGTTAGATTCAATACTCTGCAACTGCCTTCTACATTATCCCCGCATACAGGACATACTAAATATTTACGATGTTTGAAAAAATTTTTTATTTTTTCTTTAATAGCTTTTATCATTGGATACCCCCAATAAAAATTATTTAATATTTTCTTCCATTACTTTGGCAATTTTTGACTCTCTTGTATATTCATATATTGTTTTATAGAGTTTTCTTTCAGGTTCATTCAAACAATCTATAAATGACATACTGTCAAGTGTTCCAATTTTTTCATAGATATTGGCTTTATCATTTACTTTTAATCCCTGTTCTTTCCATATCTGAACCATTTCCGAAGTATTTGCCTCAAGTCCTTCATCAAGCTCCATTTCTGCCATCATTATTGACCATTCTATTGCTTTTCTATGTTCCATAGCCAT